TTGTACGAACAACAGTGCTATCTACACTAAACGTAGTACCTGACAGTCCTAAACCCGAACCTGCGCTGTACTGAGTATTTGTATCAGTAAATGTTACATTGCTTGCTCCCTCTCGAGTAAGAGTAAGTGTACTACCACTTACTGATGCATTTGTAACATTATTTGTTGGAAGCACATAAGCGTTTGCGCCTGTAGCAATTCCGTTTAATTTAGTATGGTCTGCATCAGTAAATACATTTGAATCAGAAGCACTTTCTACAAGAGTTCGTATCTCTGCCGCAGTTTGATCTGCTGTTGCTCCGCTTTCAATGCCATCTAACTTAGTGTGGTCTGCATCAGTGAATACATTTGAGTCCGATGCTGAAGCCACAAGTGCGCGAATTTCAGAAGCTGTTTGATCCCCTGTAGCCCCACTTTCGATATTATTTAATTTTGTATGATCTGCATCTGTAAATACATTTGAGTCTGTTGCACTTTCTACGAGAGAACGTATTTCTGCTGCAGTTTGATCTCCTGTCGCACCACTTTCAATACCGTCTAGTTTATTTTTTAAAGTTGTAGTAAAGTTATTATCAGATTGAATATCTGCAGAAAGTACACCACTTGTTATACTTACTCTATTGCCTATTTTTATACCGCCAAGAACAGTGGGAGAAGCAGTAGGAAGTGAGTAGTTATTTGCATTATTTGCAATACCATTTAACTTCGATAAAAGAGTGTCTGTAAATACGTTTGAGTCTGTAGCAGATCCTACAAGAACTCGTATTTCTGCGGCTGTTTGATCTGCAGTAGCCCCACTTTCAATACCATTCAACTTTGATAAAAGAGCACTTGTAAAGTTGTTGTCTGTAGGAGTATCTAAGCTAATAGTAGCTTCTGTTCCAGAAACTGCAACATTCAGTCCGCTTGTAAAGTTTAAAGATGCAGCATCAGTAATTTCTGCAGTGCCGTCTTCTTTTACAATAAGCTCAGGAGTTGCAGTAGCATTCACGGTAGAGCTAGCATCAATAACTACGCCATTTAACTCAAGATTTGTTCCATCAAACAGCACATACTTACTTGCGTTTCCAAACACCATCTTACCACCAGTAAGATTTAAGAATGCTCCACTCTCGCTTCCTGCAGGAGCAGAGTTTGCATCTGGTATATTCCCGCCTTTTAGAGTACCTGCAGTGATATCTCCAATATTTGCACTAATTGAGGAAAGGTTTGTTGCGCTGATTTCAGTTGCTGTTACCGCACTTGCTGTTAATAATGTAGCAACAACTGAGTTTGCAGTAACTTTATCTGCTGTAATTGCATTTGCTGCGAGTTTGTCAGTTGTAATAGCGCTTGCAGCAATAGCATCTGCAGTAATTTCTCCTGCTACAATATGATTTGCGTTAATTGAGTCTGCATCAATTTCACGAGCACTAATTGCATTTGCTTGAATTTTATCAGCAGTAATTGAGTTTGCTGCTATTTTGTCTACGCTAATACCACCATCTTTTACAGCGATTGTACCATCGTCGAGAGTTTCTGTTGTGCCTTCGGTATCATCTGAAGAGCTTCGCAACGTAATAAAGTTATTTGTTGAAATAGTACTGCCAGTTTTAGTAATTTCAGCAAAAATACAATCATTTGCGTAGTCGGGTCGGAAAGTAGATCTATAACCTGTAATATTTGTTTTTGCTGTGTCAAAAGTACGATCAATTAACAATCGTGTATCAGATATAATAGACACTACTCTAGCCCCGTCCCCTCCTGAAGGACTAGTAGAGTTTGATAAATTGAGTGTGTCTCTTAATTCAACATTAGTATTAAATCCGCTTCCAGTAATTTCATTTGAGTTTGCATCAATAGAAATAGTTCCAATAGAAGTCCACGCAGCAGAGATAGAGGTGTTTCCGCTTCCTACGTCTCTGTAAAATTGCATATTAGTTAAAGCACTATTATCATATTCTAACAATTTTAAAGAGGGCGTAGCAGTATCTAAATACATATAGTACGGCTCATTGGTAGAAATATTTGCTACATTTTTTGCTCCTGTAATTGTATAAGTTATAAATGGGTTTGTTATAGAAGCTATGCTTGTATTTGTTGCTTGAAACTCAAATTGGTTACTTGCATTAATTTTGCCCTGTGCAGTAGAAATTGCACCTTTAGCTATACCGTGCTTCATACGAGGGACATTTTCATCGAAAACATCGTAAACTTCATAAGAAAGAGTAGTAGGTGAAGATTTGTTTCCTTTTCTAGAAACTGCTCTTATTCTAAATAAAAGACCTCCATTTGGAATATTATTCAATCTTACATTAGTATCGTCTGTTAATATCGGAGATTCTACATCTGCAATATTATGTGCTACTTCATAAGATACAATTGCGTCTGACCCTGGATTTTCCCATTCAAGTACTAACTCTTCTCCCGGGTTTTTTCTGTCCGAAGCAAGAATAACTCGAGGATTGATAGGTCTAGGTATATCTACAGGCTCGTTTTGTATAAAGACTGAATCAGGTAAAGTTCCTAGCTCGTATTCTCCTTCTACAGCGATATACTTCTCATCAAAATATTCGACTGCTGCAATAGCAAAAGTATTAGGAGACTCTTCAGAAATACTTAAAATTTTATACATTTTCTTAGAGGCAGCAGTGTTCACTCCTCCTGAAGTTTCTTGCAGTGCCCAAATGTTATGCTTAGAAGGTGTAGTATCAAAAGTTGCTGAATTAGCAAGAGTTACACTGTTTGAAGTATTTCCAGGGTTTGTTATTTCATGGGTCTCTACATAAGAATAAGGTTTCCAAATTGTAGGAATAAGTTCTGAGCCCGTAGAATCTAAAAAAGCATTTGAAGCTTTTTCTTCTGTATCTAATGCCGTATAAACGTAAGAATCTCGGCTTCCGTCCGCAGGAGTATCTGTATCTGAATATACCCAGGCAAAATCAATTTTTTCTCCTTGAGCATAAGTAGTACCATTACCGTTGGTATCATTAATAGTTATACTTGAGCTAGCAGCATTTAGTGCTGCTGGTGCGGTTACAAGAGTACTAAGTTCATACGTAGACCCGGAATTAAAAGAAACATCTCTATCAAATGTAAGAGTTGTTGAAGTTGCGGAGGAAGTACGACCGCTATAAGATATACCAAACCTGTCAGCATCTTGAACATTAATAACATCTCCTGGTTTTACGTAGTACGCAGCAAGAGAAGTTTTAAACGATACCATTTCAGTTTGATTTTGTGCAGTCCAAAGCTTCCACTTACCATATCTAATAGCTTGACTTTCTGAAGTAGCTCCAAAAGCTACTACATTCTCTGATATAATTCTTCCTGTTCTGACAATACTTTCTCTGTCTTCTACTACTAAGGGTACAGGCTCATAATTAATTGTAGGATCATTCCATGTAACTACACATTGATTAATTCGAGTTCTTGAACCAGTAGACTCATATGTGAAAGATCCATCAATAATATTACCTTTTGTAAAAGTATATACAGGGTCTTGAGGAGCGTCTTGTACAGCAGTAATTTTACTATCTTGAGCGTACAGAATTCCCAAAAATACAGTAGCAAAGTCTTTTAATACTTTATATGCTTCGGTAGCTTTTGTTAAAAAGATGTTTGCACGAAAACGCGGCTCTACTCCATAAAGTATACCTGTACCAGTAAAAGTTGTATCAGTTGCTTGAAATATAGTGCCCGCAGTACTGCTACTTGCTCCTACTGCTGACCAGTTGGTATCGCCTGAAGAATGTATTTTATAGAAACTTCCTAGTTTTAATTGTTTAGTTGAATCATATTCACTTCCATCATCTACCAACTCATCACAGTACCTTGCAATTCTGTAAAGAGCATATTTATCTATGTCTTCTTCTTTTATCCATTTACCTGCTCCATAGCGATTATTTGTTACTATGTCATAAAAAACCCAAGCAGGATTATCTGTATAAAAAGGAGTTTGTCTAAAGTTTCCATCCCAAAATTCTTCATACTTTGCAATTCCTGTGTCTGAGTACTCTCTAGGAGTATATGTTGTAGGAATTTTTACAAGTTTGCCTCTAAGTAAGTAACTTCTTTTAGGAAGCCCGTCAAATTGACGAGAAGAAAAACTTAAAGAAGCTAAAGCACTGTAAGGATAAGCAAAATAATCTTTAATTGTAGCACTTAGTCTACTTACACTTGCTTTTGCTTGTATTTGCCACTTATTTTTATCAGTTCTTTGACCTGGAGTTCCATCATAATTAACTCCCATTCCTATATGTCGACTAACTCTACATATTCTGAATTGAAAATCTGTAAACTGTCCTAAAGCTCTTCTATACCCCTCTATATTTACTACATGGTCAAATTCTACGGGGGCGTCAGTTTGTCCTCTATGTCGAACTAGACTATCGGAGTTTCCAAAAAGTTTATACCAAGGGCCATACGAATTATTTTGTTCAAATCGTATATGCATTTGGTAAAATGCATAAGCAGTTTCTTTATCTCCTCCCTCTAAATTTAAAGTTTGAAAAGCGCCGTAGTTAATACCAACTATAACTTGGTCTACCTCTCTAATTTTTGCGCCCGTATCTAATCCGAAAGCGGAGGCAGGAATAACCGTAGCAGTAGTAGCAAGATCACTTTTATCTGGCAGCCCTGGATAGTCATCATTGTTTGGGTCTGTATTAGGTAATCCCTCAATATTAAATAAAGTAAACCCCAGATTTGTAGCTAGAGTTTCATCTATCATTTTTAGTTCTTGGGGCCCGCTGATTAAATTAGTGTTTCCGGTTACTCCTACGGCGGCGCCGACACCTCCAACAGAAGCTACGGGTAACTGATTAACTTCTCCTTTACGAAAATCAACATTTAGCTTATTAATTTTTTTCAAGTTGCTTTCTAAAACTACAGTAGCTCCATCTTCGTCATATAATACGGAGCCGTTAAGTATAAAATTGTAGGTTCCTGAATTTGGGGGAGCAGAGCCTATCCGTTGACCCTTTACTTTTATTGTCCCTGCGTTTCCTGAAATAGTTTTTATTTGTCTTGTTTGATGTATAACTAAAGTATACTCTTCTCCGTCTTCTAAAAGATAATCTGATAAAACAGTAAAATTACCATTTTTTCCATTTGCTATTTTAAAATTTCCAAATACAACAACGTCGTCTTTATACAAAAAAGCAGCATTTTGCCCAGTTCCAAATCCACGACTGCCAGACTCCCAGTCTTCTGTCCAAACAGCTCGAGGAGCAGTACTTAGTGTTGCTACACTACTTTCATCAGTTTTTGAAATATTTGTAATAGTTACTTTTGTGCTATAATAGTCTAAAAGAGTCAAACTTTTAATAGCAGCTCTATCTATCTCTGCTAAACTAATATTTTCAGAAACTGTTCCGGTATGAGTACCACTAAAAGTTATCGTTGCAGTTGCGGGGGCATTTTCTTCTTGAGCTCCTGTAGTAGCACTAAATTTTGCTTCTTCTACAGGCACATCATCCAAGTAGATTCCTGAAAGTCCTCCTACTAAACCATCAATAGGCCCTTCCGCAATAACATCTACTACGTTTACATTTTGTGCTACGGCTCCTTGTCTAGACATATTATTTTCTCTCTTTAAACTTCGATTCTTGGTTCGGGGGTAGTTCTAGGGGGTGTACCCGGATTAGGAATTGATTCTTCTTGATCTGCTCTATCGTCGTCCTGCTCTTCATTTGGATCGCTTTCTTCAGGATCTGGTGTTTCACTTGGAGTAAGTGAAGTATCATTTACAGTAACTGACGAAGATATTTTAGATTCTACATCTTCACCTTCTACAACCAGTTGAAAAGCTTCTGATCCTTCTGTTGTAAGGTCTTCATTTGGGGTAATAAATACATACCCTACGTCATTTCCTATGGTTACTTCTCCTTGATAAGTGCCAAAGTCTGTTGAAACTTGACCATAAGCAGACGCTTGAGTAACATAATAATTTAACCGAGTGCCATTAGAAATACCAGACGTGCTAATTGTAAATGTAACAGTATCTCCTTCGTCTACACTTGAAACATCACTGGATATTGAAGTAACTTCTTTGTCTGGGTTTGGAGTACTTCCAGTACTGGAATCTGTAATATTTATAGTGGCAGAATCGGTAGCTCTTCCTGTTTGTCCTCCATACACTCTTACAGCAAAAGATTCTGTTCCTTCTGTTAAACTGTCTGATACAGGCTGAACAGAAAAAGACCCTGTATTACTAGAAATAGTGAAAGAATTTGTATTTTCTGCAAAATCATTTTCTACATCTACGCCCTCTGACCTAGCAATTATATTCCAGTAAAGAGTTGTACCATCTGCTATATTAGAAGTATTAACCGTTATAGTGCCTGAAGCTCCTTCGCTTATAGCAGAAGGTACAGTTATACCTGTAATAGTAGGATAACCTCCCGTAACAGGATCATTAGAAACAACTAAATTAACGCCTGCATCATAAAAAGCTAGTTTTTCTGAGCGTACCTGAGTGCTTATGGGTCTTCCTGGAACTCTTAGCTGCCCATAAAGTACAGGAACTGGGTCTCCTTCTATAAGGCTTTGTCCGGTTCCTTGAAACAAATAACTTTGGTCTTGATCTGCATCAACACTTGGATCGGGGGCCATAATTTGACTTATACCAGTAAGCGCTAGGTTAGCTGCTACACTTGCGGCTACTAAACCTTTGCCTGTTAAAGTATACGCAAAAGTTGCTCCTTGGGCTCCGGTGCCTGTTCCTACTGCTGCCAACTCTTTTGTGTAAAATGCGTTTGCCGGATTTATTATAATTAAAGCAACTACTGCTAGTGCTGCAAGTAATTTTGCTCCCCCACTTCTCGATCCTGCAGGCAAAGGAGTAATTACCATATCTCCTGTAGGGTATTGAAGTAACAACTCTTTTTCACTCTCTAGAGGAGTACCTGCTACTTCGCAAACAAACCCTACATTTTTTTCATTACACTCTATTAAATATTGTCGAATTTCAGGATAGTTACATTCTAGGCAGCGAAACACATCTGAAAAAGAGTTCGCATTCATAGTAAACTCTTTTCCAAATTTATTTCCAAGTTCTCCTTCTAAATAAACTTTACGATTCATGCCGATATATTCCTATAATGTGTCTTGCCCAAAAAGGGTACAGAGACTCTCTGCAAGACAATCTGTTTACTGCGTGATGAAAAAATACATCATTTCCTAAATAAACTCCACAGTGATTTCCTATTGTACCGCTTTCTACTGCAAATATTAATACGTCATTTTTTTGAGGAGTATCTACTTTTACATGGTTCCAATTTTTAATGTTTTCTTCGGTAAAGTAGTCTATTCCTTTTTCCCACCAATCATCTTCAAAAACTTCTCGAGCCGGTATTTTTATATTTTCTGAAGCTAACCAGTCTCTCATTGCTTCAAAACAATCAGTTACGCCAAAAGAATATTCTCTTCCGAGTAAAGGATTAAAGTTTTCTTTTGGCTCTACTATATTTAACTCCAAGTCTGGATAACTAAAAATATAATAGGGTATTCCTAAAACGTTACAGTTGTTAATGTCATTTTCACTAGGAGTATTATCGTTGTTTGTATGGTTATGAACTATTGCTAAAATATCTGCTTGTCTTTTTACTTTAAACCAGTCTTCAGACGACATAACAAAGTCATCATCACTTTCAGCAACATTTTGGCAGGGAAACCATTTTTTCTTGCCTTTTACTATTCCTATAATTCCACAAGCTTCTCGAGGATACTCAGTATCAAAATGTTTTTTAATTTCTTCTATCATCTAAATTGTTTCGACCCGGGGAAGGCTCCAAAAGGTAACACTATAGTAGTTAATAAAGCATCGTTTGTATTATTCCCTTGGAACCGTATTTTACAAGAATTTAAAGTTTTTCCACAAACATCTAATCTTTTCCAATAAACTTTTTGACTTTTAGGGTTTTTATTTGCGGGCACTGCTTTTAAAGCTTCCCATATCTCTGTGTGCCCATTAGTGGTTGTTTTTACTTTTGCTCCCGCAGAAAATGTGCTAGTAGAATCCCACGCAGTTATGGTTGAGATATCTCTGGTTATAACATTATCATGCTCATCAAAAAATCTACCTTCACTATCTATAGGCCAAACGCAGCCTCCCTCTTTTAAGGGTACAACTTGGTTATCAACCGTTACAGGAGTATGATATCCTTGATATTTCCAAGGGCAATACCTACCATTTATAACTCTACCAGGTAACTTTACCGTTTCTATATCCATTGCTGTAGCAAGTTCAAATTCAACTACTACATTACTTTCTGAGCTTACTCTGTCAATATAAAAAACTTGAGTAGGGAACTCAACAGGAGCATTAGCTACAGTTGGAGCATCTGATTGTCTATAGGTCTTTCCAAGAAGAGTTCGTCGTATAACAACTTTTGCTGTTAGTAAATCTTCATTTTTAAGAACCCCTTCTTCGCTTAATATATCTAGTATGTCATATTCGTCTTCTGCTCCGTCTTGATTATTTGCTGCTGAACGTGAAAGAACAGGAATATTTGCTATTTTTAAAGAAGGCCTGTTTGAAGCGCCAGATGAATTAAACTCTACTCCTTCTACTTCAATAGGTATCGCTACATACTCTTGTAGCGTATATGTAGAAGAATTATTTAATTCTTTTTCGGGAAAATAAATATTATTTTCTCCATTATCCATTCCGTTTACAAGGTATACAACAGTACCTGAGCTAGGTAAAGTTACTTCAAATAAAGTTACTAAAGCATCTGCTGTTTCTTGTAATTGAACTGTATCAATTATATCGCTCATGGCTCATAAACTCTTCGTAAAGTACAAGTAAGAGAATGAAAGTTTTCTCTAATATAATTTATATTGTAAGTATCACAGACAACCTTCATGGTAGTGTTTGCTAAGTTACCCCCACTAAACGTATCTGTAACAGTAAATTCAAAGTTTTTTCCTGCTTTACTATCAAAAAATGCAGCAATTAAATTTATATCTTCTGCTGTACGATTATTAAAAGATAAACTAAAAGAGTCGTCTTTTGTATTTATACCATCAAGAACTCTCTGCTCATATCCATCGCCAAATTTTGCAGTAAGAACTCTATGATTGGACGAGCGTGTCATACCTCGATCTGCTGTAGCTTCAAAAGCAGACTGTCCTGTGGTATTCTTTAGAGAATTAACGTCTGAGGCTTCTATAGTAAAACTAAATGTAGACATTATGATGCTCCCATTGGGTTAAGCAGCCCTCCTGCTCTCTTTTGGTTTTGAAGTTCTTTTTGTACTACTGTAGCAATTGCTTGTCCAAGATTTGAAGCGTCTTGATTGTTTGAAGAAGACTGTGTTTGGCCTTCTGTGCTTACATTTACAGTAACATTATTTATGCTTTGACCGCCGTTTCTCATTTCTACAGGAATTGAATTGCCGTTAGGTAACGGAACAACAGCTTCTGTTCCATGAAGAATTGCAGGGTACCCTGCTTCTCGCCCTTTAGCAATACCGCCGGAAGAGTAAGATTCAAACACTCCTCCACGCCTTGCTGCAGGAGGAGCTACGTTTACTGCCGCAATGCTTGGGAAAAACATACTCATAGTTGCCATTACAGCTCTTTGAACTAAAAGTTTTGCTATCATTTTTACTATATCTGCAATGATTGATCGTGCCATATCTGCAAAGGCTTCTTTTGCCGTTTTTGTTCCTGCTATTAGAGAGTCAAATGCAGAAACCATATTATTTGTCAAACTATTTGCTGCTGTGTTTGCAAGCTGATTTATATCAGTTAAATCTTTTTTCGCATCTCTTAGCCCTTTTAGTTTTTCTTTTAAGCTACCAATCTTTGCGCCTGAAGCATTTTCTACATTTTCTAATGCAGTTACTTCGGCAGCAGTAAGTTCTGTGGATAGTTTTCTTAAATTGGCAGCACCTACAGGGTCTGTAGGTTCAATTTTTGTTGCTTCTGCTTCAAGCTGTGCTCGTAGTAGTGCATATTCAGCACTAATCATAGCTTTTTTCATGTTATTAATTTTTGTTTGAGTTTCTTCTTCAAATTTAATTTGTGCTTCTAACGCTGCAATTTGTTGATCTAGTTTCAGTCTACCTTCATCAACAAACTCAAAGAAAGGATTTCTTTGTGCTTCTCTAATTGCTGCAGAGTCTTCCGTTGCTTGCTCCTGTTGCTGTATTCTAAACTGCTCTTTTTGCACTGCTAGAATTTTTTCTCGAAGTTTTGCCTCTCTTTGTTTTTCTTTAAAGGTTGCCTCAGCAATTCTTAGGGTATCATTTTCAATATTTTTCTTTTCGTCTGCAAGGGCATTTCCTTCTTTTTCAAGTTGGTCTATTAGCTCCCTAACGCCTTTTACGTGCTCGAAGTTTCTTAGTAACTCTACTACTTTACTATTTTGGTTGATTTTTAGTTGAACAGCGTCTGCTTCTAACTTACGAAGCTCTTTTGCAAGCACAGTATTTTGTCCTGCAAATTGAACTATTTCTTGTTGTTGTTCTTTATTTTCTTTTAGATCTGCATTTAGCTCGGCTGTTAATCTATCTGCTTCTGCTGCGGTGTTTCTAAAGGCCCCCATTGCTGCTGTAAGAGCTGTAGCTTCCATTTGTGAATCGCTTAATTGAGAATGCATATCTAAACGATTAAATGTTTCTGCATAAACTGTAGTATTCTTTAACTGCTCTGCAATTTCTTTTGCACCTTCCCCGCCTTGTGTCATAAAGGCTCCATCGTCTCCAAAAAGAGTTATACCTTCTTCTGGTATAGTAGACGCTATTGTACTGAAGACGCCAAATAATGCTTCAGTACTGTCCTTTAAACGAGTAAATTTTGTATCTGATTTGTCTAATAAACTGGTTAACTCAGTATTTACTTCTGTTAAACGCGGGGCAAAATCTGAAAAAGAGCTTACAAATCTTTGATTAGGTTCTACTGCATTTAGTACAGCATTTCTATATTCAGTTAACTTTTCTTCAGATAGAGCCTCTCCTTGAGTTTTACCTAATTCAGTAAGAACCTTTTCTAATTCTTTTATAGCAGCACTTTCAGCATTAAATAAGCCGGTTCCTAAAAGCTGTGCTTTACCTGAACTAGCAACAGCAATAATTTCTTCTATAGGTACTTCTACCGGCTTATTTGCAACTTCTGTAATTGCATCAATTGCGGTTCGTCGCATTTCGTCTTCGATTTCTTTTGTAGTAAAGCTGCGTCTGGAAGGCTCTTTTGCCCGTAAAGCGTCAATTGCATTTTTTCTAGCAACGCTGTAATCTTTTGTAAGAAGTCGGAAAAAACTTTCGTCTGTTGCTGTTCTAAATGCTTCTTGTGCTGTTGCTAAGTCAGATGCTCGTAGTTTTCTTTGAGCGCTAACTAACGCATCAAACCCAGAAACTACTTGTCCTACTAAGCCTGTTTCTCCTTTTAATCTTGCAAAAGTTGCAGCAGTTTCATTTCCCGCACTTAACATTGCAATTCTTACTTCAACTGCAGACTCTTGAATATCTTTTAAGTTCTCTAAAATTTCATTCGTAGCTTTTTTAGTTTCTGAAACTTCAAAAGGATTGCCAAATAATGCAGTCAATGTTTCCCAAGCTAAAGTTCCAAAAAATAAAATTTGACCTAATATAGGAATTGCATTTAGTAATGCTGTTCCAAATAGTCGAGCAGCTGCGCCGCCCACCTTAAATGCTGCTCCTAGTTTTCCTATAGCACCTGAAGCTTTACCTACTTCTCCCGCCATACGAGCAGAAGCAGCTCCTGCAATTTTAAACTGATCACCTAAGGAGGCCCCTTCCATAAGTTTAAAAGCAGCGGCTTCTTTTCTTCCTATTCTACTTTTTGTTCCGATGTTTGCTGCAGTTCGTTTAGCTCCACTAACTCCGGAACCTGCGCCCACTCCTGAACTTTCTAGTTGTCTAAGTTTTGCAACTTCTACTTGTAGCTGTTTTATTTGTGCAAGTTCTGCTTGCTTTTCTCGTATTAAAACTTGGTGTGCGGCTTTTTGGCTGCCTCTTAAAGATTTTTCTTCTGCTTTTAAAGTAGTTAAATTCTGTAATCTTCTTTTTGCTGATAAATTTAAAGACTTTTCTGCTGTTTTAAGTTGAGCAGCATTTGCAGCTCCTTTTCGTATAGAGTCTTCTACATCTTTGAACCCTTTTGGTGCAAATTCAACTTTTTTTAATTTTTTTGAAGCAACTTCAAAGTTTGACTGTATTTTTGAAGCAGCTATTCTAGCTTGTTTAGCTAGACCGGAAAACTCTGTTCTTGTTCTTTTTCCTAGCTCTGATAAGGCAGGAGTTAACTGACCAACTATTGTGCTGGCAAAAATTGCTAAAACACCTACAAGGGCCATTGGTTTTTCTGCTAAAAACTCTACGACAGGAATTAGTGCTTTGTTCAAAAACTCAAATACTGTTTTAAGTAAATCAGAAAAAGTCGAAGCTAGCTTGTCAAAAGGGTTAGCATCAATAGATGCAGCAGCAGCACCAAACTTCTTCAGTCCTTGTTCTAGTACAGCATTTGCAAATGCTTGTTGTCTTTCATATTGAGTCAGCTGATTTGCATTTTTACCTAAACTTGCAGCATAATTTCTAGTTGCATCGTCTAAGCGTACAATAATCCCTAGTTCATCTAGTATTTCTGGTTCTAGTTTTGCAGTACCTCGAACTAGTCTATCTAACGCATCAGGCAGTTCTCTGCCTAAAGAAATAGACGCTCCTTTTGCAATAGTTGTAAGTCCTTGTAACTGAGACGCAGAAAAACCTTGTGCAGTACCTACGGCTACTGTTCGCAGAGCTTGTTCACTATCAATTGCTGCTCCAGTAATTTCTTTAAGACCGTCTGCAACTAGTGCAAGATTTCTTCCCGCAGCATTTCCTAAATTTATTAAAGAACTTTCTAACTGTTCTACTTGGGCGGCGCGTCTAAAAGCATTAAAAGCAGCGGTTACAGCAAATATATTTGCAGCTAAAGTTGCATACGCAGGTACTAAACTTCCTCCAATGCCTTGTGCCATCTTTGAGAAATTTTTAGTAGCATTTGCAGACTGTTGAGAAGCTCCTTTAAAATTTCTGTCTAAGGTTCCAGTACTCTTTGATGTGTTTTTATTTGCTTTATCTATATCGTTTAAAGCTGTGCGAAGCTTCTTTGCAGACACAGTAGCTTTCTGCATCTTACCATTAACTTCAATATCTATTTGTATTTTTTTAGCCATTAGCCTTGCACATTATGGGTGTATGATTTTCCACCGCCTGCTTTAGATCTCTGCTCTGCTTGTTTTCTCTTTCGGTCTGCTTTTTGGGCTCGATCTTCTACTAAAATATTTTCATACATTTTCATAATGTATAAGATTGTTCTAGGGTTTTCTACTTCATACAGCCTAAAGAAGTAATCTATTCCGTCCCAGTATTTTCCCATATATGTTCCACTCATGCCTTCCCAGTGATCTGGTAATAAGCTAAACATAAAAAATGCCACTTGAACTTCTTCGGGAAACTCCGAAAGCTCGAGCGGCATTTTGGCAGGGTCTGGTTCTTGTCCTAATTGTTCACAGAGCAGTAGATACTTCTTTACATCGAAGTTAGACTCTGATTCTTTTACATAACGAGCTAGAAGAGCTTTTATCTCCCCTATTTGTTCCCAGTAAAATTTTCAAGGTCACCTACTGTCTCGGTAACCCAAGTATCAAATACGTTAGAGTTCTTCATAAGAAGTTCTGCATTTTCTTGTGTATAGGGAAGCTCATCTTCAGGATCGTAGGCCGAGACATCTACCAAAAGAAGCTCTTCTAGGTATGAAAACTTCAAGCCAGACCATGTTTTAATAACTGCTTTACTATACTCGACTAAAAACTTTTCTTCGTCTAATACTTCTTCTGGTTGACGAGTCTTTTTGTCAAATTTTGTGCTTACGCACTTTTTTCGTAACTTTAACAGCTCTTCTCTTGCCAAGTAGCAAAGAGAAACTTTCATACCAGAGTATCCAGGAAAGTCAATTGAAACTGTTTTACTAGGAGTCATAAGACTCGCTAAAGAAATAGGTGAATCGCTCATTTTATATCCTTGAGAGTGTAAAATTTATATTCTGTAATTATAGGTGAAAGGAGGTGAGATGTCAAGAGTTATTTTTTACAGGAGTAAAGAAAAGGGGCCGAAGCCCCTTGTAAATCATTATTTTTATTAGTCTGGAGTAACTCCGTGGAATTTAACAGTAGCTTCGTCAGTTTCACCAATAGTTGATGGAAGTGCCTGGAAGCTTGTCTCAATCGAAATTACATCCTCTACGCTGTGCGCAGGAATTTCGAAGTGAGCTGTTGGGAAGTTAAAGTGGTAAACAGGAGTTTCTGCAGTATCTCCACCAACCTTAAAGGTTAGATCAAAACTGTTTACAACTTTAGTACGAGCAGCGCTTGATGTCAAATCGTTAAAGAAGTCTGTAGAAGTACCTGTATTAGTCCCTGAGTCAAGACCTAAGTAACAGCTAAACGAACCACTTACTGAACGTGCTCCTGTAACGTGACCAATAGGCAAGTTTACCGAGCCTAGCGTTTCTGGTGTCAAGAAGCTAATATTATTTGAAATCGTAATATTACCTCCAGTTAGTGTAAGAGTGTATACACCGCTACCAGAGCCGGGGAAAGTTGTTGTATCACCTGCAGTAATTGCCAACTGAGTCAAACGGTTACGAATGTAGTTGTTTGTTGAATTGATTGCTTCAAATACAGTACGGGTTGGCTTAGAATCTTCTGTAAGAGTCTTAGCAAAGCCAGACCATGCAATAGTTGCAATACCATCTACATCAAAGTCAATAGAGGCTTCGTTTACAACTGCTTCGTCACACTTGTATACTACAGGGTTGCTTCCGCCATCATCGAGAGAGAAGTAAATTTCTGCAGTACCCAAAGTTGACTTGTTTGAGCTATCAAAATCTACAATAGTCATATCAGTTGCAAGAGAAACGGGACTAGTATTGTCGTTGTAAGTAACGCCAGTTAGTGCAGTAGCTACGGAGCTGCTGGGTGCTGTATAAGTAGCTGCGCCCGCCATCAGAGCCCAAAGAATTTCTTCTACAGCGTGATGGTTTGAAGTACCGTTCTTGTCTGCGTTACCTGCAGTATCAGAAGCTGCAGAAAGGAAAGGACGTGCGTATGTGCTGAAAGACCACTCTACTGGTGCGAGTGAATCGTTAAATACTCGTCGTCCACGCTTACTATTTCCAGAAGTGTCTTCCATTTCGGCAAGAGTTACTTCTGTCGAGTTATTTGCTTGTGAAAAGCTGAATCCGTCGAGTACAGGGATCTCCCATACAGCGGAGCCAACTTTAACGTACACTTTAGTGTCTCTACTAAAATATAAAGTATCGACTGCCATAGTTTATCTCCTATGAAACTTGAAAAGACTTGGACGTGAACATTTGTTCGTGCCAGTATTTTCTAATAACGAACCTCTATTTCGATTTCACCGACTCCTAGAGGATCGAGTACACCTTCATCAGTAACTATACTAACAATGGTAATTTGTTGAGCATTATACTCATTATTCATAGCATCATAATACTTCAATCTAGAATTGTCTTCAACTACTGTTTCTACGTCTTCCATAAGAAGGTTTAAAGCTTCTGTAGCATCTGTGTCGTCAGAAACATAGCATCGTATTGTAATACTTAAATATCTATCTTTATACCCGCCTGCTTGGTAGTCCCTAGTTTCTGTTCCAGCGTTTAAGTGAATTGCTGGAAAATCTTGAACTTCATCCCAAAACTTTAAGCGAGTTTCTACATTATTTGCGACATCTGTTAAAAAAGCGCCAGAGCCGTCAATATCTTTTAGTTTTGTTGCAAGAGCATTTAATATATTGGATCGTCTTGATGTATAGTCTCTATTTGCCATTACACTCTCCTAGTGTAGAAACGTCCAATTGCAAACTCTGCCGCAACTTCTCTAATTGATTTATCAATCAACCTTCTTGGATCAAGCTCTGAGCTTCCTTGCCTATAGCCGGGCTCAAAAGTTTGATACGGATTCTTCATGTATCTATATCCAATGCTTGGGTAACCCTTCGGAGTTTTAGTTATATCTGTAATTTCTACTGAAGAAGCAAATCTTCCTGTTCTATACTCTAACGCGGGGCTTCCCATATTTTTTACAACTACATCTGAAATTCGTTGATTCATTAAAGCCATTAATCGTAAGGGCTCCGAAGCAGGCCCGCGCTCTATTTTAGAGTTTCTTGCGGTTATCTTTTTTCTGTTGCCTGTTTTTAAACTACCTGCTTTTATAGTTTTAGGCCTATTAGTATTTTTAATTTTAGAGTTTTTGTTTTTTGGATTTTCAACTCTATATTTTACTGCTTTTGCACCTTTTTTCTTTAAAGGTTCTATTATTTGTTCGTTAATAAAGTTTTGAGTTAGTCTTTGGTCAAAAGGTTGACTACTTTCTCCTTCTGCAAATTGAATTCCTTTGAGTTCAAGTTCAGCTTCTAAAGCACTCTCTATAGCAGGCCGTAAAACTTTCCAGTCTGTAGATTCTTGCCCAGGCGCATTTGCAAGAGTTTGTCCTATTCTACCAAAAACTTGAATGCCTCTTTTAGTATAGCTATCATTTAGTTTCCAATCAAACTCTACTTGATCTAACATTCTTTCTATAATCTTTAGTGCAGCATCCCTTGCAGCACTATCTCCAGAAGGAGTTAGATTACTTAAATCTTTTAGTATCTGAGTACCAACAGTTCTTCCAACATGTAAAAATTGAGTTCTTCTAGTAAAACTTTTTCTTGCACGTCCTTTTACTAAATTTTTAAATAATGTATCAGCAGAGTTAGTTTCTAAGATATTTAAAATTGTTGTTTTTACTTTTATAGCTTGGTTTGATGGTTGTAATACTTGAATTTCACCATTCACCATAGCTGCTTGGTAAGTAACCTCTGTAACCTGTTTATTATACTCTGCTATAAAATTGTTAAATATAAACTGTGCTATTTGACGAGCTTCTGACCGTAGCTTAGACATACTTTCTGTATTTCTATTTGCAACATTTTCTGCTGCTGCAGCTCTACTAATATCTTCCGCATTTGTAGAGACAAGTCTTTTCTTTTCTGCAGTCACAGACTTTGACATCCTAATTGCAACATAGTTGTACATTAGAATATTATAAATGTCATCGACACTTATGCCGATTAAGTGTAAGCCTGCACTATCTACTCGTTGTCTTGCTTTTTTATTAATAGTGCGCTTTCTTGCACTTCCATAGGCTTCTAGTAATAGTTTGTCAATTAGTTTAGATGCCATTAAAAGTTTTTATACATATCAAGCACTCGCTTAATATGGTCTGGAAACGCAACACTATCTC